TGGGCAAGCGGTGGCAGATCGTCGAATTACAGACGGCTTACGAGAACACCGAGATTAACGGACTGACTAACCCGCAACTGTTGGCAGTACACTATCTTGCGTTGAACGAGTTAGGGGGTGAGCCTTTGTGGATTCGACCATGATCAATGCTGTTTATGAAACATTCTTTTTCATTCGTGACCGCGCGCCTATTCGTACAGGCAACTTGCGCTATAACGCAATGACTTATGATATACTCAAAACAAGAGCGAATATCTATGTGGACGAAAAAATCGCTCCGTATATGAAATATACTAACGAGAACTGGAACAACTTTCGACCGCCTTTGTACGGCAAGCAAAACCCGAACGAGGGCTGGTGGGATAGAGCCGCGCACGATGCGGTGTATATGTTGGCTAATATGTTAGGGGGAACGGTAAGAGAAGTATGATTGAAGTTAAGCAATTTGTTGATATAATCGAAAATCAATTAAACGCGCTTGCGGTCGGAAAGGACTTTACATTTAAGATATACCCGAACGAAGGCGAGTTTGTTGATGTTATACAGTCATCACAGACGGAACTCCCGAAAGATGTGATCTACGGCGTGGTTACATTTTTGCCGAACACGACTATCCCGTTGGCGAACTTGGGCATTTTCAACATAACTGCGAGTTTGTCTATTTTAGCACCCGTAACAAGGGGTGCGTTAAGCAATGACGATACTTACGGACACGTCAATGAGATAGCGGATATCTTGCAGAATTACTACCAACAGCAGACGGGTGCGAGTGGCACTTTAACAGACAAAAGCAACACGGCATACAAGTATGTGCTGGGTATTAACACTCCGCAGACAGGACAAGAGAGCGTTTATGGGAAAGCAGGAAGAGCCGTGCCGTTGTCTATGGTGTTGTCGTGGCAACTCATACGGGGCGGCGTGTTGTTCACCGATGTTCACGTTCTTATAGACGGAACGGAAGTCGTATGCACGGACTTCGGAGCAGAATTGAACGTCGGGCAACAGACGGACAACATCCAAAACGAAGCGTATTTGCAGTCGTATCCGCAAAGTCAGAACTTGTCGATGACGGTGCAATTACCGTACCAAAACACGGCATTGTGTAAAAAACTCATTGCACAATTATGGAACGGCACATTACAGCAGTCGTTCACAGTAAAATACTACGACGGCACAACCTACACGGAAGAAACAGCAGTTACGAAGAAGATGATTGCAAGCAGAATAATCACGAACGCACAGCCTGGCACGAATATGGGCATTGTGGCAACATTTACTTTATCAAGGTAGAGTTATGGCGAACGAGAAACATTATATCATAACAATCAAACAAAGCGGCAGTGGCGGCGGCGGAAATGGTGAACTCCGAGAAAAGACGGGGCAAGACGAGAACGGCGCAAGCGAAGGAACTGCTTTATCTTTAAGCAAGACCGTGGCGAAAGTATGGTCAAGCACTGCATTGCTTCGTACAACTTTGGATGCAACAATGCAGATTGTGTCGCGCAACGAAGGGAACAGCCTTATCAACGAAAGATACAAGGCGGTCAAGGGTGTCGGAACAACCGCATTAACGCTCGGACTTGCGTTCGCAGTGGGTGGCGTTGGCGTTGGATTAACGGCAACAGCGGCGGTAGCATTATCGTTCGGACGACAGATTGAGCAATTCAATTACGAGCGTCGGTGGGAGATGTACGGACTGACAGAGAAACGCGCAAGAGCGGGTGCGAACTTCAACAGGAGTAGGTTATGAACAATTTTCAGATTGCAATATACGAATTAGGCAGTTGGAACAACCTTGACGGATGGGTGCGACCGTTCGACCTGACCTTTGCGTTAGATGAAACGCTGGACAGCGGCTCCGTTCAAGTTACAGGAAGCACGAGAAAGGCGATAATCAAGCCCTACACGCTTATAAGGCTGACGATTAACACAACGGTCAAATATATGCTTGTACAGGACGCAAAACGCACGCAAAGCACCTTTGCGGGGACGATTAAGTACGATTGGAACATCACGCTTATCGAAACCACGAAAATGCTTGAAAGAATACCGTGCGACACAATGCGTTTCTCTAATTATTTGGGACACGACTATGCGGGCGGGATACCTATATATGCACAAATTACATATAACGATCCGAACCAAACAGGATGGTTAGATGGCGACGAATTGAGCGACAAAGCACCGTTCTATGTGAATGCATATAATCGCGGTGTTACCACAACTATTTATGGCACGCAAAACAAATTCAACTTAAAGGATCGTGCAACTTGGAAGAATGCATATCAAGAAGTCAAGGTAAAAAAACCCAACGGCGAAATAGTATATAGTCAGAAAACCTGGTGCGGAGATGACGGGGTATTAAATATGCCCGATGGTACTGTTGTTCTTACCGAGGCATATTATACAATAGAATATTCGGGATATATTGCATATGTTGTATCTCCTGGCACAAATAAAGCAACCTACACGGCAACATACCAAATAGCAACCATAGAAGGTATTATACCAAAAACCAACCCGACCATTACAAGTATTGTCGAGAAGATACTGCGTTCGGGCGTAACAAGGCGTGTCTATCGTGGAACGGGTGCGCTTGATGATATAGACAAGCAACTTATCCGTTTTAATGCGGCACAGGCGGAAAAATACAAGGCAATCGAAACCGAGTACAGCACGACGAGAAACACCTTTTTTGAAGCCTTGTCGGGCGTTGGCGAGATTATCCACGCAATGCCGAGACTGAACTTTATCGACACATTCGGATATAAGGGATACGAACTTGTGTTTGATGAACTCGGAGGGAATGACGAATATACCGTTCCGACAACTGCCGAGATGACTTACGAGCAAATGTCTTTAACGGGCGACGAATACTGCGAAGCGATCGACAGCGTGGTTGAGAACATACTCAATACGACCGATGTTGACAAGGGTGCGATAGTAGAGCCGTCCACGGGAACATACAAGACCGTAAGGACAGAACGCGGCGGGTATAAGATATCAGCCGACACGATGAGAATACAGACCGAGAGACCTATTTACAGGCTTATTAAGTTGGAAGTCTTGTGCAACGGTAAAGCGGGCGATATTACGGCTTATGCCTATGAGAGCGCAGAATATGAAGCCTTATCGGAATATGCGGGCGCGGTGTATCCGTACTCAAAGGCTTATGCGTTGAAGTACACTTCGGGGCAGAAAGATATCACGGGGCTAACATTCAGGGATAACGATGCAACTCAAACAGCACAGGCTTTCAGAAACTATGCCATTTATAACATCGTCAAACAAGCATTAGATACGGAGATATCGGACTATACAGCGGTGGCGTTCAGAGTAACCTATATCCCGTTGGTTACGGCGAGAATAACGCAGAGCAAGCCCTACACGGGGTGGGAAACGGATTTTTCGTCGAATGTGCTTATATCTAATCAAGGCGGGAATATGGTCGAGAGCGACCGCTATGGCGAACGCTTAAAGGGATATATTGCAAGGCTGGGCAACAGGCAAGTCGTGCGAACTTACAACTTTGCACAGTTTGAAGATTTACCGCAATGTGGGCAACTTATGTATGTCGAAGACGAATATATGTATGTGTCGCTCATCAATGCAAATCTCGACCAAAACAAAGTTAAGGCAACAATTCTCTTAACGCCGCAATTCAATAGATTGTCGGAATATGTCGGATTGAACAGTGAGTACAGATTATATGATGTTTCTGAAAAACAAGCGGTCGAAAGACTTGTAAATTATACAGAAAAGTGTTATATTAGTTATAGGGCAACATCGGCATCTTCAAAAGTGCCGTTCATCAAGAGCGATGCGTATTTTTCGATTTTCCAAACGCTCGGAAGACGGGCGGACTACGATGCGGGAGAAGTACCGACCGCCGCCTTGGTGCAAGTGAGCGGGACTTGGTTTGCGAGAACGCTCGACAAGAGAGCAAACGGCAATAGTCTTGTGTTTGAGTTTGCGTTCGATGACAACTACGGCGTGGGATATCAGTCAATACCTAACTCCGTATCAGGCGATGCGGCAAGGATACAACGATTAGTGCCTTATGGTAATGTCTATGGCGAGTTTGACACGATGCGGGTGCAGTTTGTGCCGAAAGCGTTTACGAACACCGCCGACAAGATGAACAGTTATCCCGCAATCAACAGCGAGTACCTTACAGATGTATATCCGTTATTCGATACTTCGTCGCTGGCAGATAACAGTGTCGTGTATCCGTTCCTTATCGACAAAGATAACAAGGAACAGATAAACTTCACTTATCAACTTAACTTCATATCGGAGATTAAGTCGGTAGTGCTGGGGACGGCGTTCTTCCGTAATAACGATTTGCTTGTGGATAGGTCAGGGCTTACGGGCGATCAGCGAGTAGCGTTGAACCCGTCGATATACCTGATTAAAAAGCGACTGAATATGCTGTCGAAACCCGACCTTACGGGTGCGTTGAAACTTACTGCTCCGAACGGGCTTGCGTGTGTGTTCCAGGATAGTTTTGCGAACAACGCGGGCTTTAAGACGGGATTACAGATAACGAATACAACAAACGAAACCTATGTTGGGTGGTGCGCGGTTGACGATAAGACGGGAGAACTGTATATCGGGGACAACTACGAACTGAAACCCAACCACACTGCACCGACACTATACTTCAATTTTAAGGAGTAAATAATATGATTTTCTATTGCGATTTACAAGGCAACTTAAAAGCGTTTCAAAACGAAACGGTGTATCAAGGCTCGAACAATGTAACGACGATTTATGTTGTTGCACCGTTCAGCCGTCCCGTGGGGCTTAACATCTCGTTCACAAAGCCGAACAAACTCATTACAAGCCCTGCGATTATGAAGTGGGTGGGAACTCTTGGCAATGTCAAGATACCCGTTTCATTCGTCAATATTCCCGAACAATTTACCGATACCTACAACGTGTGGGCATATGCGTTGCCGTATTCTATCACGGAGCAGAACGGCGTTGTGGGTGTGAGTGTCAACGCGGTTATTGCGGATAGCGTGGATACAAACGGACAACAGGCTTATAAAGGCAATCTTACGACCTTTACAGGGCAATTCACGGTGGCTTATTCCGCACTGCCTTCTCCGCCTACGGATATTCCGACCGAGTGGACACAGGATAAGGTGTTGGACTTGTTGAACAACTATTACAACGATGCCATTCAGAAGATAGGTGAAATGAACACCTTAAAGACCAACGCAAAGGATACGCTTGTCAAGGCGATCAACGAAGTGTCCGACGAAATAGGCGACGTTTCGACCCTTACAACCGACGAGAAAACCGTTGTCGGGGCTATAAACGAAGTTGACGAACACACGGATGCGAACACCGCAAACATTGCGAGTAACGACAGAGATATAAGCGACTTGCAGACAAGGGTAACGACGATTGAAAATACTATGGCTGGTGCTGAAACGCCTGTCGGGACGATGAAAGGAACGACACTCCCCACCGATGACGAACTTTCGGCGTTTACCGTGTCGCAACTCGGACGAAACCCGAAACCGAACGACAGCATTATTTTTGTGTTGGAAATCGTCGGAGCGACGGACAAAAACTACAAGTACATTTACGGCGAAACCAAAACTTGGAACGGTTACGAGATTCCGCCCATTGAACAAGCAAGCAACGGAAGTTTGGGAACGATTAAAGGCACGTTCGGCATAGGCTCGACAAATAACGTTCTTGTTGATATAACGGGTGGCGAGATTAAAAACGTCTATTACAAGGACAATGACGGCGTTTATAGAAACATTCAAACGAAAATCAACCTGATTGACGTGTTGCAGACGAACATTGTCAACGGCACGCAAGTTGTTGGCATATCCACCAAAGCCTTGCAAGACCAACTCGGCAATGTTATCAACCTGACCTACGCAAAGCAAAGCGATGTTTACACAAAGTCCGAAAGCGACAGCAAGTATTTGCCGATAACCTATACGAACATCTATTACTATTCGGCTGACGGATTTGTCGAAAATGTACCGACCACTCCTGCAAGCGGTATTCAATTCACTAAAACAGTGAACGCAATCGGCACGGCAAACGTGTTTTCGATTGACAGAGTTTTGACGGGAAATTACAACTTCACGAAGAACTCTACCGACCGCTCGGCGATTTGGGTTAGCGCGAACAGAAAATGCTCGGTGCAATTCAGGCTTACGACCAAAGTCAAGAAAGCAGGACAAGCGGAAACATTGTTGTCGGCTGAACTTACGAACGAAATCGCACTTGTGGCGGACACTCCGACACTTATAGAAATATCGTCTATTTATTCGGCTTTGGGCAATAACAGCCTAAAAGCAAACGCTGGCGATACCTTCACAAAGTCGTTAGACGTTATCACGACCGAAAGCACGGCAACGACCATTAACGTATATTCAAACGCTGTTTATCCGTCAACGTTCAATTTGGTCGCACAATCAATTACTTTTGACGTAAACACGCTGAACGGTATGAAGTCAATCAACGTGCTTACTACCGACTGGACGGCAAATTCGGACGGAACTTTCAGCACGACTATCCCGCAAACAAGACACCAGCAAGCACCGAACACGAATTATTTTATCGACTTGCAAGAATTGGTGTCGGCGAACACCTACGAAAGAATAGCGTTTTCGGCGAAAATAGACACGGACGGCAATATTACGCTCACAACGACGGAAAAGTTAGATTGCGTTTTATTGATTGCGTCGAGCATAAACGACGAAGAAAGGGGCATTTTGACCTTGACAAACCCTGTTGCATTGCCTGCGATAGACTACACGACTTTCGGAGCGTTGAGAATTGAACAAACCGAAACAGCAACGGCATTGACATTGCCTGCGCCTGCCGATGTTGGAAAATTTGCAACTTTCTTTGTGTCGAACTCCGCAACAAGCACGAACGACATTTCAGTAAACGGCGAAGAAATAAGCAAGGGTAGCGGTGTTCAGTTTAAGTGGAACGGCAGTCAATGGCAAGTTGGCGAACAGCCCACCGACACCGACGAGGTTTACGACAAAGACAAGAACCAACTTTTGAGCAAAACCTTGCAAGATATGCAAACCGCAACGGCTAACAACGCGGTTGAAATCAACTCCAAACTCGACGATGATTTGGGCAATGTTGACTTGAACGGTTTGGGCGAAAAGGTTTTTGATTGCAATCTCAATAAAGCGATTTATCGAGAAACTTCGACGGGCGTTGACTTGACCGCTTTGGAATATGACGGACAGTACAACATAATGCTGTTGTTCGACTTTACGGCTGACAATCAAACTATCACGCAAAACATACCGCAAGCGTTGAACTCAAATATCGACATAAGACTTGCATTACAACAGGGTAGCACATATCACAAAGGTTGCAAGTTGGTTTTAACGCCCGTAAACGGGGCTACAATCAACGGAACGACTACTTCGATAGAACTCACGGCTGACGGATATAACGGCACTCTCAAACCGACTACGGACAGCGGTTGGCAGTTTGACAGGGTAGGCGATAATGCCGTCTTAAAGGTAAACGATTACGAAACGGCGCAACTTATTGCCGATAGTGCAAGCGGACTTGAAGTCTATAACGACGGAGCAAATAAGACGGGGTTGAGAATAAAGCCTGCTATTTTGGCGAAAGCAAGTGCGGACAACTTCTATGCAAAACTCAACGGCGCGGAATACATCAACAAGGGCGGTATTATCGACGGCAAGATTTGGGGCGGTGAGATTGAAGCGAGCGGAAGTGCTTATGTTTACGCCGAGCCGTCCACAAAGAGCGTGATTTGTCAAGCGATTGGCGACGACACCGAAACGGCTTACACGATTAAGTTTGTTGCGGACTTTGGCGATGTTGAAGCGCAAAGCGACGGCTATGTTGAGATTTACGCGCAAGACAACAGCACGGGAACGATTTTGACCGACGACAACGGCAAGCCTTTGGGCGTAAAAGAATACTTTAAGGCAGGCGATAAAATCACGAGATTAGTTGCTTACGGCATTAAAACTTTCTCGACTATGGTTAAGGTTGGTTTTGTGGTTGAAAACGGCTTTAATGAAGTTTTGGAACTCACACAAGACACTTGTTATTCTATTCAGTCTTTGCAGAGCGGAAAACAGGTCAGCGCAGGCGACAATGCGTTCGATATCAATACGGGCTTGCGCTGGAACAGACAAACAAGGTACTATTACAACGACCTTTTAAGGCTTGACTGGCTTAAAAACGAAACCGTTGCGGAACAAACGCTTGCGGACGGATTCTATAACTACAACGACGGTTTACACCTTGACGTAACGGGAACGCTGAAATTTGCGGTTGCGAACGGAAGCATTAAACTTACGGACGACGGCTCGAACATAGTCTTTTGTGCTTTCGGTAGAGTGTTTGATAGGATAGACACGGCAAACCTTAAAGGCAAGACTCTGAACATTGCTTTCAAAGGCGAGAACAAAAACGACGCGTGGGATATGCGACTTTTGACCTATACGGGCGCAAATGCAGGAGTGTTCGACAGCAAGATTGTAACGGGCATTACGGACGGCAATTTGACTTTGGCGAGCGGTTGGACGCAAGTATCGAGTATCTTCATAACGGAAGATGTTTCGGGCGAACACGAAGTAACGGGGACGTTTGCTATCCCGTCAACAGCCTTTGACCGAATGGCGATAGTTATCACGCCGAACGCACAGCAAAACCCGAACGCTATCACGATTAAAGACTTTAACGCAAGCCTTACAAGCGGTTTTACCGACAGAGAGTTGATTTTAGGCACTTCGGTAAGAGAAGAACACTTGCGCTACGACCAAACATATGCTAAATTCGAGGACGACAGTCAAGGCTATGCACAAGTAAGGTACACGATTAACAGCGGTGCAACGAAACTACCTTTCGGGGAAAAAACAAGCGGAAACGGAGCGATTAAACTCATAAAGGTATGGCAAGACAATGCTAAACTTAAAGGCGAGGGTGGACTTAACTTCACGAATAAAGACAAAGTTACAATGCGTGTACGAATACCTTTGCACAGGGGCGAGGGCGCGACGGGTGTTGAAACGACGACCTTTGCGATTTATCGCCGAAGCGCAGGAACGGACACGGAAGATATTGCGAATCCGACGAACTTTGACATTGCGAACTTTGCGGAAATTGCGGGTACAAGTCAATCGTTTGTGGTTGAGGGAACGGACACGGTTTATGTGAATTATGTAACTTCGTTTACGCTGAACAAGAACGGGGAAACAATCATACTTGTGGGCAAAACAACGCACGACACGGGCAGTTATATCGACATTACGACGAAAACGCCGTTGATTACCAACATTCAAGGAATTGAATTAGTTTAGGAGATAAGAAAATGAAACAATTAACTCAAAGCGAAATAAGAAAAAACGGAAAGGTTTACAAGAATGTTTCGTCACCCGCAACAGAGGGGACTATGAAACAAGTAACCGACATTGTTGAGAAAGACGGCACTTTCAGCATTTCGACCGACGGGGGAAAAACTTATTCCCCCGCAGGCGGTGCTGTCCCCGAAGCGTTACCGCAGGAAGCGAGTGCGTTGAAGAGTGGGAATTTGCCGACGAGTGGGTGGACGACAATAGGAATATCGACGGAAGCAGCATACGCCTATACAATATCCGACACTTCCATAACCGCCAACAGCGACATCCTTATGGAACTCACCGACGAAGGCGGAGTAAAAGCCTATTCAATGGAAGCAGGCAAGATGACCGTTATCCGCGACACAGTGCCTACACAGCCTATCCCGTACACCTACAAGGTCAAGCAGACGAACGCAAGCGGACAGTTTACGGTGGTGAACCACTTTGTGCCGAATGTTCCTGTAACAAGCGTGAACGGACAAACGGGCGCGGTAACGATTGCAGTACCTACAAAGACAAGCGACCTTACCAACGACAGTGGGTTTATAACAGCAAGTGATATACCTACTATCCCTACAAAAACAAGCGAACTCACGAACGACAGTGGTTTTGTAACGAACTCCGCAATCGGCAAAGGCACTTTGACTATCCAAAAGAACGGAGCGAATGTTGCGACTTTTGGCGCAAATCAAAGCGAAAACGCGACGGCGAACATTTCCGTACCTACAAAAACAAGTGACCTTGCGAACGACAGCGGTTTTGTCACAAGTGCGGACGTGCCGACGAAAACAAGTCAGTTGCAGAACGACAGTAACTTTGCGACGACAGCGGATATCCCGACGAAAACAAGTCAGTTGCAGAACGACAGCGAGTTTGTCCCTAAATCTGCTTTCTCCCTTTCGGGTACAACATTAACGATAACGATATAAGATTATGGCACTAAATTTTAATTCAGTAGAACCAACACAAATTATAGCAAAAGACGGGACTTCGGAGCAGACGATTGCCTTTCCGACAGGAACGAAAACAGTCACGGTGTTCCAACAGACTATTGACGGTAAAAAGCAAGCCACAGCGACCTTTACAAGTACGCATAATTTTCCAGCGAGTATGGTGACTTGTAATGATAAAACGCTTAACTCGTCAAGCCAACTTATTAGCGAGCAAACACAAGCAAGTACAACGTATTTGTTTTATGCGAAATTTAGTAATAATACTTTATCTTTGGAGCAGAGCGTTGTTTATTCTGTTACGGGTGAGCCACCGCAAAGCGTTGTTCTTCAAGGTCGCGACTATTCGGCAACCTTTTATAGTGCAACTGATTTGACGGTGTTAAAATACGGCACAACGGCGGTATGGGGAAAACCTTTTTCGCTTACGATACAAGCAGGTGCTAACTCGAACGTTACTGTAAATCGTACTTCATCGCCTAACCAACACGCAAGTACTGGCAATATCACAAGTGGCGGAATTGTCTATTATGGTGATACTCTTACAATTACAGCAACGCCTGCAAGTGGATATAAACTTGTTAGTTTTACTATCAATGGCACTGAATACGCAAGCGGTGAAACAAGTGCAGTTTCGCAGACGGTTACAGTTACAAGTGCGGTTTCTGTTGTAATTAACACGGAAAGTGCTATTTCGTGGAAAACTGTTTGGACGGGAAGCGAAAGAGTACATACGTTAAGGGTAACAACAGAGTCTTTTTCGGACGGGTCGGGTTTGTATCAAGGTTCAGCCACAATACAACACGCAATAGTTTCTAATGCGTATCCAACACGTATAACTTTTACCTTGGCACAAGAAAGTCCGCAAACAACCGATATAACACAATCGGATGAGTATTTAACAATAGGGGACAATAGCAGTGTGAGTGCTTCAATCAACAGTTCGTCAAATAACATAGATTTTGTAACAACGATAAAAGGAAGCCAACCAAATTCAAAGGTATTTTACACTGGAAAGGCTGTTACTCTTACCAAAGTAGAACAATACTATTAAGGAGTGGATATGAACATAGATTTCACTAAATTTGCAGAGCAAAATATGCTCACTTATAATGACAATAAGACAAGGGTTTTCGTAAAACCCACAGGCAGGCACAATTTTACGGCATATCCGCTTGAAGATTTGTCGGGCGTTGTTGCACTAACGCTTGAAGAATATCTTGGACTTCGCACTAATCATTATCAATTCACTGAACAACTCACAGGAATTGAAGAATATGTGGCAGAAGAAGAACGCACAAAAGAAAACGCACTTGACGGGGATACCGCAAAATAACTAACTAAAAGGAGATAAAATATGTTATACAACAAAAACCTTAAACGCATAAAAACAAGTGCAGACTGTATCACTTGCGAACACTTTGACAACACGACAAAACAATGCAACGGCTTGAACGAAACTTGCTTTGAAATCAAGGCTGAAAGTTTGGACGACACGCAAAGAATGCTTGCCGAACTTGCGGAACTCAAAGACAAGGTAAATCAACTCATAGAAGTCGTAAACAAACACTCGGACGACATTGCACACTTATTCAATGCAGTCGAACAAGGCGAATTTTAGCGTGCTACCGCTCAAAAAATCTAACTGCTCTCGTCGGGTAGCAACGGCACGGGCAAAGGAGTAATCTATGGTAACTTTATCACTTACAGCAGAACAAATCGACCAACTTCGCAACATTGCGGCAGTGGGCGGCAAATGGCTTATAGCGGCGTTTACTGCACTCGGTGGACTTGCGGGCATCGCAAAAATCATCACGACTTTTGTGGCAAGGAAGAAACCCGTCAAACTTTCCAACTCTGACTATCAAGCAATCGCAAACGCTATCGTTGAAAAGACCAACGGAAGCATTGAGATTGATATGACTTCGGAAATCGAAAAAGCGACACGCAACCGTCTTCAAGCAGTCGAGAAAGTCAACGGCGAACTTGTAAAGGCTTGCAAACAGTTAGTCAAATCGCAAAAAGCAATCGCAAACGCTGTTTCGGACTTTAAGACCATATCTACATCGGCGCGCGACGAACTCAAAGCAAGTATGAATGACCTTGCGGACGGCGAAAACGGGCTTGTGGCGGTCGAAACGCCCAAAGTCGATAAACCTATCGTCAAAATCGAAAAAGTGGCAGAAAACGAAAATACGCCCTTGTATTAAGGGGGTGATGATATGAAACGAAACCCGAAAACCATAATGTCAGCGATAATGGAGTACATTGTGCTTATTGCGCCGACTGCGGGATATGCGATTTATTCCTATACGGACACATTGCAATACACGATGAGCGCGAACTCAAAAGGTTTCTTTTGGACTTTGATAAGCCTTGCGATTTTGTGTGCTATAATCTACGGCATTTTTAAGTCAAGGTATGACGAGTATCTTAAAGGGTACTACCAACACAAAGCAGATTTGAAAGTCGCGGATAACCCGTCGGAACTGTTGGTTAAAACTGTGGCGAAAGAAGAAAAGGTCGTGTCGAACATAACTTATATACCGATTATGTTCTATCTTCTTATGGCACTTGCTGTTTTGTCGGCGTTCCGCGATGCAATCGAAAAACTTGAACTCATTATCGAAATCATTGCGGCGAGCGTGTTCGGCAAAGTGTGCTTGCATTGCTTGACAACTCATTTAAGGGAAGTCGCAACTATAAAAAAGGACGGTGAAACCGAATGAGTAGCGAACGAAAGAGAGTTGTACTCGTTGGCAGTCGAATAACCATTAACGCGGCTATATCGTTGTGTATCACGGCGGCGTTGCTTTTGTCAAGTTTCTTTATCTTTAAGGGTATTGAAACGCAAGTATCGGGCAAGGACTTCTGGATACAAAAATCGGTTATGGCGGTCGCTACGTTCTTGTTGATGTTCTCCATTGCGAACGTAACCGAAAACATAATGCTTGCAAAGGACAAGGATATTAACGACCGACTGAACGCGTTAGACACGCATTATCAGACCATAATGGCGAATTACGAAACCGCAGACTTGGAAACCTACATCGAGAACTTGAATAAAGCAAACAAGTACAAAAATTATATCCACAAGTGGAAGAAGAAACTTCGCTTTGCAAGCCGGTTCAAAAAGTGGGGAACTCCGAAAAGGCTTGAACGCATAAACAAGGCATTGACCGTTACGGCAGAAGAACTGTGGGAAAGCGGGCAAAAAGTCAAGTATCATCGGATAACTTTCAGCCAAATGGTGAGCGGTGCGAACGATGTTTCACCGAACGACGACGAAAGCGATTTAAGGTCGCACAAGGCACGCTACGGCGCACAAAAATTCGGCTGGAAGATTTTATCGCTTGTGGCGTTTGGAGCGTTCTCGGGGCAATTATTGTACTCGTGGAACGACTTTAACAAGGGTATGATTATTCCGCTTATCTTTCAGTGCGTTACTATTCTTATATCTATCTATTCGGGGATATGCTTTGGTTGTGCGATGAACGAACGCACGAAACAGACCTTAAAGCGCAAACTTAAAATATTCTCGCAATTCAGATACAAGATGAACAACAAAGTGGACGGCGTTGCGAACTTGGGCGTGGAAGTCATTAAAGATTTGGAAGTCGAACGAGCGAAAGAAAAATCTAACAATCCTATCAAGCGAACTTTCGATGATACATTCGGAAGCGGACAGCCCGTAAAGGCGGGAGCGTTCGTCGGAAAACTTATTTCGTCAACGATTGATATTGAAGCAGAAAAACTTACAAATTAAAAGACAAAACCCTCGGCATTTCGTCGGGGGCTTTGCTTTCCAAATCGGAGTGTAAAAATGATGTCAGTCGTTCGTGTGGCGACAATGGTATTATATCACGGGTTTACGGGCTTGTCAATACCAAACCATATTTTTTTTGCGTTTTCAGGCAATTTATCAGGCGCGGCGGACTTTATGTGTGCAATAGAGTGTTCCGCTGACTGCAACGCCTTTCGTATTTCTTCGATTTTCTTTTTGTCGGTTATTATAACGTTCTCGTTCATAGTTATAGATTAAAGGCGACAAAGTGTTGCCACATCATCGCCTTACAAAGGGGGAAACTTAAATGTTAATTTTATTATAAGCGACAAAGCGCAAAAAGTCAAGCATAAATTTTATTAAAAAATTGCAACAAAAGTATTGACAAACGCAAGAAAGGAGTGTATGATATAAGAGTAATCGATATTCGGTGAATAACGGCATTGAGTATCAGAAAACTGAATATCGGTTATCCAATACCGCTTAAACAACCCCGACCGTTATTTTAAGGGAAGTTTAGGCGGTTTTTTTATACAAAAAAAGGAGCGTGAATATATGGCAATTTTGAGAATTAAAAAAACAAACAATTATACCGTGATGAGTAATTATCACTTTAAAGAAAAAGATATGAGCCTTAAAGCAAAAGGGCTTTTATCGCTTATGTTATCGTTGCCCGAAGATTGGGATTATTCTATCGACGGACTTGCCAAACTATCAAAAGACGGAAAAGATAGCGTTATGAGCGCACTTGCCGAACTTGAAAAGTTTAATTATTTAATTCGCACGCAAACAAAAGACGAAGACGGAAAATTTGCGGGATATGATTATGATGTTTATGAAGAACCGTACACGGAAAAACCGTTTACGGAAAACCCGAATACGGAAAAACCGAATACGGAAAATCTGCAACAATTAAATACTAATCCTTTAAGTACTTATGTTGATAAAAATACTAACAATAAAAAAGAAGAAGAAGCGCACGCAAAAGACCGTTCTATTGACGATGTTATAAACGAACAAGATGAAAAATTAAGATTGCCACTTAAAGAATACATAAAAATGAGAAAGGCAATTAAAAAGCCGATAACTACGCACGGGCTTGAACTTGCGATTGCAAAACTTAAAGGCTTATCGAAAAACATAAACGAACAGATTGAAATAGTAAATTTATCGGTTATGAACAGTTGGCAAGGGCTGTTTCCGCTGAAAGACGGCGACAAGCCGAAACCTACGGAAGAACTGATTAAAGGCAAATACACAAGGGCGGAAGTTGAAGAATTTGCGAAACAACTAAACATAAGTTATGAAAAAGCATTGAAATGCTGTTAAAGGAGTGATTATGAAAAGAAGTAAAGAATTATATCTTAAAGCATTAAGGGACTATGAACTTGCGAGCGACGAAGTATTGCGGGACGATGTTATTTATTGCGCGAACTGCAACACGATAAGGGTGTTTCCCGACTTTGTGAACGACGACGGAACGCTGATACATATTGCTTGTCAGTGCCGTGATATGGCGCATCGGAAGTTGGAGAACGCCGAGAAAGAATGGGCGAGAAAGCAAAAGATTGCACAGTTAAAGGAAATATCGCTTATGGACGAAAGATATTCGACGGTATCGTTCCTGAACACGAGAACGGAAAACCCTGAACTTAAAAAGGCGTATGACAAGTGTGTCGATTATTGCCTTAACGCACAAAAGAATTGTTATGACGGCAAAGGTGTTTACATCAGCGGGGAAGTCGGAGTTGGCAAAACGCACTTAACGGCGTGTATGGCGAATGACCTTTTGGAGCAAGGCTTTAAGGTCAAGTTTACGAACATAAGCCGAATTGCCGACCTTATTTTGACGAACGACACGACAGAACTCAATCAGGTGCGGAATTGCGACTTCCTGTTCATTGACGATTTTGGCAAAGAGTTGGTGTGGAAGAACGGCTCGGACGGGTGGTTGCAACAAAAGGTGTTCAATCTCATAAACGACCGATACAACGCGATGCGACCGATGATATTCTCGTCGAACTACACGCTTATGGACTTATTAGTAAAACACTACGACCGTGCGACAATCGACCGCATAAGGGAAATGTGCGAGCAGATTGAAGTCAAGGGGGAGAATTGGCGTTAAACCGCAATGCACCGTCTGGGCGGGGACGGCGTAAATAAAAAACAACAACATAATAAAATAACACCCATAGTCGGGAAACCGCCCTTTCTCGGCTGACAAAAAAGGACTTTACAAAATCACGGGAGTGTGATATAATGAGTAAATCAAAGGCGAACGAATTATTACAGGAACTACATTCTAACCTTACGGCAAATTGGACGGGGAAAGCACGCTTCTCTACAACACAAGCCGTTGAAATGTGTCGGGAGATTGTCTATGAATACGATAACGATGATAGTAATCGGAATAACGCTGCTGATAGTGTTTCCGCTGTTGGCGAACGATGACTGATTTTGACGAAAAGTGGAAAGAATACCGTAATCGGGCGATACAGGCATTAGGAACGGCGATTGTAATCACATTGATAGTTGTGGCGAACATAGGTCTTATAGCGTGCATAGGACGACTGACGGCGCAACAAACAAAGTATCTTTTGTATGCTCAATGCGGACTTGTTGATATATTCGGGAGCGTGGGAATGATACATTGTTATCACTACTTTGACAAATGGAAGGAGAAGAAGAAAAATGGGAATGATAAGAACAAATGACGGCAGGGTTATTGTTGCTATACCGTCAATGCGGAAAATCGGAGATAGTAAGTGGGCGGTTTACTTTATGGAAGATAACCAAATCTACACTGCTATATACTACACGGAAGAAAAGGCACGGCATAGATACGAAAAGGAACTCGAAAAATGCACTCGATAACGGGTGTGTTTTTTTATGAAAAAAATATTAAAAAAACTATTGACAAACGGAAAACAATGTGCTACAATAAAGGTGAACTTAAAGAAAAGGAGTGCAAAAAAATGGCAGATTTAAGACAAGAACAAGAAGAACTGTTTAAGAAACTTATACAGTTGAACGTAAACGAACACACGGAACTCAAAAAAGACCTTACTTACCTTTCTTGGGCGTGGGCATTTCAAGAGTTTTTGAAAGTTTGTCCCGACGCGACATACGAAATTGAACACTTTGCGGACAAAGACGGCATTATGAGGTGCTATCAATATGACGCAAATTTGGGATATATGGTATTCACGAACATAACGGCAAGGGGACTTACGAGAAGAATGTGGTTGCCTGTAATGGACGGCGCGAACAAAGCGATGAAAGCAGAGCCTTATACTTATACGGTTGGGAGTGGCGATAAAGCATTCAAGAAAACCGTTGAGGGCGCAACAATGTTCGACATCAACAAAACAATTATGAGGTGTCTTACAAAGAATTTAGCAATGTTCGGTTTAGGCTTGTACATTTATGCGGGCGAGGACTTGCCTATCGAGTTGGGAGAGCCTATGACGGCGAAACAAAAAGAAAAGTTTGAGGAACTGCAAATCATCGTTCCGAATGTGCTTAAAAAATTCCGTGTATCAAGCATTGACGACCTTACTTATCAGCAAGCGGAGTTTGTTATCAACGCAAAAGAAAAATCGCTTGAAGGGAGCAAAAAATGAATATCGAATTTCAAGACAAAGGACACATCTACACCGTAAACGGGGACATTGCAAGCATATCCGTGACCGAACTTTTGGCGAAGCACGGGCTTGCCCCCGATTATTCGGGAGTTAGCAAGGCAAAGTTAAAGGAAAGCGCAAACAAGGGCAAGGCTATCCATAAAGACCTTGAAAACGTACTCAACGAGGCGCATTACGAGCCGACGACCGAGCAAGGCAAGCAATTCAAGCAATGGGTGGCGGAAAACCTTGATTGCGGAGTTGGCGAACAACTGTTGGGCTACGAAAAGGACGGAATGGTTATAGCGGGGACTGCTGACGTAATGGGAATTACGAAAGACAGGGCTTTGATTATCGGCGACCATAAGACCACGGCAAAACTCAATCGCGAATATGTATCGTGGCAAGTGAGCCTTTTGGACTATTTCGCGCGGAAGTTGGACGACGAGAAAGTCAACGGCAAAATGCTGAAATGGAAAGGCGCGAAAGAGTTTTATTGCTTCCACTACGACAAGGACGGCAAAATGACCGTAGAACGGCTTGAAAAGGTCGAAGACAGCGAGATTGAAAGATTACTCGACTGCGAGTACAACAACACGATATACGAGCGTTCTTGCCTTGTAATCGACGCAGAACTTGAAAAGCAATATATGCAGGCGGAAGCGAACTTTATGGCGATTGAGAAACAAGCCAAAGCCGCGCAAGACGAGCGGGATAGATTAAGGGGCGAGTTGCTGAAACTGTTTGAGGCGCAAGGCATAAAGAGTTGGGACAACGGGAAAGTGCTTGTGACTTATATTCCCCCGACAGACAGATTGAGCGTTGACAGCAAGAAACTTAAAGAAAACTATCCAACGGTATATAGCGAGTGCCAAAAATTGACAAAAGTCAAATCGCAAATAAGAGTAACAATAAGAGGTGAAGAAGAATGACGGTAATGGAATTGGCAGAAATCACGGGAGTGTCGAGGACGTGGATATACGAAATGTGCAAACGCCTCGGAAGAATACCCACGGTGGACGAAGTTGTAAACCGCAAAACAAACGGGCTTATGAAGAAAATGGGCAGACCGCCAAAGTACAGGAGTCTTGACGATGAAGACTGAAAATAGTTGCTACAAGTGTCCGAACAGAACGGAAGCGTGCCACGACACCTGCGAAGTTTACAAAGCGTGGAAAGCCGAGTACAAGCGCAAGGAAAAGGAAGAAACAAAAACGCGCAGAGCGTACTACAACTACGTCTATTATAGAGGAAAGGACTGATGTACACGGTATATTGCGGCAATGTATGTTGCAAATTTAGAAAGTTAAGCGACGCGGACTATTTCGCGCGGAAGAACGGAACAGTGGTGTTCGGTATTGCGAGAACAGAAAACGAAAAAGGAGTGAAAAATGAAAATGGTAAAGAGTACAATGTTGACGGACGCGTTCTATGATTATTGGAGCGACGGCGAAAAGGTGGAATTCCTTGAAGCACTTGACGGGGCGATTGCCGAGATAGAAGAATTAGGCTTTGAAACATACGCAGGGCGCACGCTTGCAAAACTCAAAGAGATGCGAGAGTATTGCAAGGAAGATATTAAGGAAGAAGCAGAATTCGAGGGCGTGTGTCCTGATTGCGGAGCGGACTTGGAGTATGACGAAAGAAGCGGAGAATATGTGTGCCACGAATGTGGATACAATGGCGGGTATGTGCCAAACGAAGACAGACTTGAAGATTACTGACGAACTTCCGACCGCTGACGACCTTATCGAACTAATCGAAACTTTGAATGCGGTCAAGGCGGAGAAGATAGCAAGGCTTGAACGATACATCGAGTATCGGGAAGAACGAAACAAACACGACCGCGACGATATTGAGCGGTTGAAAGAATATTTACAGGAGTGCAAAAAATGAAATTCAGAACATTGAAAGAAGATGAAATCGAGTGCCGAGTGGGGCAGATAAGCGCAAAGGGCTTTACGCTCTTACTGTACAAGAACGCAAGGGTAGATATGGACTTGTTGGACGAAACGGTAGGCGCAGGAAATTGGCAACGCGACCACAAGGAACTCAAAGGCAACATCTATTGCGGAGTATCGATTTGGGACGAAACAAAAAAGCAATGGATAACAAAATGGGACTGCGGGACTGAAAGCAACACGGAAAAGGAAAAAGGCGAAGCATCTGACAGTTTCAAGAGAGCGTGCGTGAATGTGGGCATCGGCAGAGAACTCTACACATCGCCGTTCGTATGGATAAGCGACCACGTTAAGGAACGCAACGGGAAGTATGTTCCTGACATCCGCAGTATGAAAGTGCAGGAGATAGGCTACACCGACGACCGCAAGATAAACAGGCTTGTCATTATAGGCGACGGAGAAGTTATATTCGAGTACGGCAAGGAAACGCCGAAAAAGGCGGCTAAAACCGACGAAACGCCGAAAGCCGATAAATGGAGCGAAGAAGAACGCAAAGTGTTTGAAATGGGCGAATTTACGGAGCAGAACATCGGATATATCAAGACCGTGGAGTTGAAGTACGACAATCGCTATAACGGAAAGACCGTCGGAGACCTGACTTACGAAGAAATTATCGACCTTATCGGCACGACAAAAAGTCAGTGGTTGAAAGATAGATTGTGTACTTACAGAGATTTTTTGGCGCAGACGCGCATCGTTGGCGGAGAAGAAGAAACGCCGTTTTAATCTATGATAGAATTCCAAAGCAAAAAACCAAAGTTATCAATAAGCCTTGACGGGGCGGTCGAAGTAACGTTCACCGCTCCGAGAGCGAAACTCGAAGCCTTAACCAACCTTGCGGATAAAGACTTTGACATCACAGTGAAGCAACATCGAGAGAAACGAAGTCTTGATGCAAATGCGTATGCTTGGGTTTTAATCACGGCGATTGCGGACGAACTACGAGCAAGCAAAGACGAGATTTACTTTGAGATGTTAAAGAAGTACGGGCAGGGCGAACTCATAAGCGTGAAAACGGGTATCGACATAAGCGGGTTTGTCAAGTATTACGAAGTCGCAGGATATGGCAAGGTCAACGGTGTCGAGTTTACGCATTACAGGGTTTACAAAGGCTCGTCGGAATTTGACACAAGAGAGATGAGTATCTTTCTTTCGGGAATTGTCGACGAAGCGCAGGCATTGGGCATAGACACGAGAACGCCCGAAGAGTTGGCGGAAATGAAATCACTATGGGAGAATGGGAAATGAATAATAAACAAAGATACGCGATATTGAAGAAAAACAAAGAACAGTGGTTGAAGTATTATTCGATTAAGGACGAGAGCGGGATATACATACTTACAAGGTACGACGACAACGGTTTCAAGTTTGCGTATGTGGGGCAGGCAAAAAAAGTCCTTACAAGGCTTGCGGAACATCCTATGGGCTACAAACAGCACATTGATTTCTCTTTGCGTAAACACGGCATCGGCGCACCGTTCGTTAAAGACGACAAGTGGAAATGCGAAAATGTATTTTATTGTCCCGAAACCGAACTCAACGATTTGGAGCAAGAGTGGATACGCAAGTGCCACGAACTCGGTTATCAGTTGCTCAATAAGACAACGGGAAGTCAAGGGCAAGGCAAGCAGGCATTGGGCGAGCAAAAGCCCGCAAAAGGCTATTACGACGGCATAAAGCAAGGGCGCAAGAAAGTAATCGACGAGATAAATAATAGGCTTACAAAGGGCGATATTCGGCTTGTAATCGAATGCCCAAACAAACGCAAGGAACAGCACCTTGCCAAACTTATGGAACTATTAGGGGAAAACGACAATGAAGATACGGAATACAGCGGAGATTGTTAAAGAGATTTTGGAGCAAAAGCCGAGAGCAAGGGACTGCGATTTTGTCCTTTATGGGTTCGTTCTGAACAAGTACGGATATTCTGTTAGCATACCGTTCAACGAGTTGGCGAACTTGGTAAAGGCGGAAGAATTGCCGAGTATGGAAACCGTCGGACGAGCGAGAAGAAAGGTTATGGAACTCTATCCGTCATTGCGGGGCGACAGTTACAAGGTCAGAATTGACAACACAGCGGAGTACATAGAATTCGCACAAGACAAGAGTATATGAAATCAATCATTAAAGGCGATAGCGAAGATAGGTGCTACATTTGCGGTCGGACGGAGTATTTGGTTGACAAAACAGGAAAAGGAGAATGAAAAATGTTAAAAAACTTTTTAAGAAAACAACAAATTGAAAAAGAAAACGCTGAAATAGAACAGTGGAAACAAAAATATAAAATAGCAAATGATTGTTCAACTATGTATTTCCACAATTGGTGTAAAGCAGAAGAAAAATTAAACGAACAAGAAAGCGATTTACAGATAATGCAAAAGCAACTCGTCCTGTTGGTAACGGCATTGACCGTGTATATTGAAATGTATGGTTGCAAACTTTCAGAAGCTTACGGAGAAGGATGGCGGCTAAATGGCAATGTTAGGACACAAGATGATATCACAGCGGTAATTAAGGCTAAAAATATTGCCTTGAACTATAAGGAGAATGAAAAATGAAAAAACTTTTAATCGTATCAACAATCATAGCAATAATGTGCGTGTGCCTTGTCGGATGCGTGGAAGAAGAAAAGCCCGCACAAGCAGTTTTTACGGCAACGGCTGAAACTTGTCAAGAACTTGGCGAAGTCAAAGCAAGCGATTACAACGACGGTTATCATACAAATGACTACTTCATTGCTGTCTTGCTGACAACGGAAAATGTCGAAGCGATATCCTTGTTGAACGAAGAGACGAACACTTATAACTTTATGCTTTTAATGTCCGATGGCGACGAACTTATGGAAGCGATTAAGCCGATAGACACGCTTTTCGGGGCAAAAGATAACGAGTATGCACTTGTGTTTCACTCGAATTACACACTTGAAGAGTACGATTTTGCGTTGAGTATCAATGTCGGCGGGAAGCACGAAGTTGTTAAGTTAGGTGCGGAAAAATGAAAAAATCGTTCAAATCACTCATTATAGTACTTATTATAGTAATGTGTATAGTGGTATTGGCGGGGTGCGTAACACGGTCGCAGATGATTGACAAGACGACGAATTCATTAACGATACGGATGACGGACGGCAATATCGCCACATATCGGGGGCAAATCAAGAACATTGAAGAAACGAAGAACCTAATCATTCTTACGGTTGATTACGGGAACGGCATTGTATCCACTGTTGTATTCAACAAAGAAAATATAACTTATGTCGAATATGCTTGACAAGCGGTCAAAGTTATGATACAATGGTTGTATAACGAATAGGAGACCAGCCTATGATTTTATTCGAGAAACTTCATAGGAGCGCGAAGTAGACAGGGAAGCCTGTCTATTTGCCGTTGTAAGCGAAATGAGATTTACAGACGAAAACAATAACATATCAGTCAAGGACATACGCATTAAGGGCGACAAAGCATCGGGACAGCCGATAACGAAACTTGCGATGTACGAGAACATAGCCGACACGCCTGCGGAATTTGCGAAGATAATCAGGTCGGCGCAGGAGATGTTGGACGGCATCGCATTTACGCCGAAGCAGGCGGAAACGGTCAAGAGCGTTGTTCAGAGCAGGGCGGCAGAAGCCGTACAAAAGGCTGTGGACGCTATTTTAAGGGAACTTGACGAACAGGGCTATAAGGAAGCAAAAGAAGCGATAGAGCGATTTGTGAGGGCGGAATAATGGCAAGCAACATAGTAAGGATAGCATACGGGGTTGTTAAGGGCGCGGGCATTGACACGAGCGATATGACGGTTGATGAAGTCATAGCGAAGATGAACGAGTTGCAGGATAGTGACAAGGTGTCGAAGCGCGACCTGGACGAGAAGAAGCTCAAAGAGAAGGGCTATACCGCGGAGCAGTTGAAAGACAAGAGCAACAAAGAGATCGAGAAGAAAGCGGAACCTTATCAGCCGAAAGATTATCGGGGCAAGGCATCATTCGGAACGGGAAGTGATAGCAATAGCGGATATAGCGGGTACTCTATGAGCAATCGTGCCGTAGAAGCATATGCGAGTGGAGAACAGCCCTTATCGAAGTGGAGTAAGGACGATATCCTTGAAGCAATCAAAGAGATAAATCCTGATATATATGACGAAGCCAAAAAACTGTCGTTGGGAACTCTTAAAGACCTCGCATTGTCGCAATCGTCGTGGCATCACACGAGTAACTATTTCAATAAAACGGACTTTTATGCGATAGACGAAGACGACATTAAGGAACTCACGAGCGAGAAGATCGCGGAAGCGGCGAAAGAGCAAAAAGAAGAAAACGAGAGAATAAAGCAGGCAAAGGCGAAAAATAAGGACACCGTAATTACGGCGAAGATACACTATACCGAATGGGTAGGCGGCGGACGATACAAGAAACCCGTCGAAAAAGAAGAGATAGTCTCATACAGCCCTAACGATAGTATGATCAATACGGCGAGCGGAAGCAAACGCTTAACGAGCGTCAGGGTGATTGAGTCGTTCAAAGACACAAAACCGATGACCGAAGAGCAATTCGGTAAGGCGAGCGCGAAGAAGGCAAGAGACGAAGCGAAAGCCGCAAAAGAAAGGTGGAAGAAAACCTTTGCTGAAAGTATCGAACATATAAGGGAAGCGGGCAATACCGAAGAAGTCATTGAGACTTATCGCAAACTCGGCAAAGACGGGTTCGATATATCGGCAAGCGGAAAGTATTACGCAAAGGG